TCTCTCTAGCTACCCTAAAATCATTAAACTTTTCCATCTGAAGTACACTTACATCTTCTGCAGAACCCTGCCTTACAGCTAGGTTAGGAGCTTGTGAGATAGTCTTTAACTTGGTAGTACCATTAGGTCTAACAAGAAATATAGCCCTTGCTGCTGCACATGATCCTTCTAGTATAGCTTTGCTCAATCCTTCTAGTGCTTTTAAGTCTCCTAGATATTCTTCTACAAATCCTCTACCATAATCTTCACCATCTATTGAAGAGAACCTTAAGGTTAACCAAGGGTTCTTATCTAGTGGGTATTTAGATTCTGTGTTAGGGATCTTCATGTCGTTTACTTCTTGGTGGACATGGATCTTATTATCTTTACGTCTTACTACAGTGTATAGATTTAATTCTTTTTCATCAGCTTTATCTGAATCACCTGATTCTTTAGGAGGGAGTGTCCCAAAGATATCCATGTAAAGCTCTCGACTCATCTTCTCATGAACAATGATCTCTAGCATCTTACCTTGTGGATCTCTTCGCATTACATATTGATCAAGATGAAAGACTCTTACTGCGTTATCTTTATCTACATGGAGACAGGCATTACCTGTAATTATTAGATGCCTTAAAGCTTCATTCAGAGGGACACGCATAGCCTTGGACTCTACTTCATCCATGACTGCTCGTTCCATAGAATTAAGTCCTTCTTCTATCGGTGCTCTCTGTGCTTCTAGTTCTGCTAAAGTAAAATCGTCTATCTGAAACTTGAAGAAGGGAGAATTAGGTGGGAACAAAGTCAATAATAATTTTGCTGACAAATTATTTACCCCTCTAGCTCCTATAGACTGATAAGGTGTAGGCAATTCATGATCCTGTGTACCATGTCTAGGGAGTATGAAAGGTATGGTCAGCTCTGAAGCATCCCAAGCTCTCTGTAAGAAGTTCTGTCTCCTTCTACATAAGTCTCCATATCTTTTACTAGTTTGATTCATGCTATTTGTAATCCTATGTCGCTGAAGTTTGAAGTATTAACAGGGGAAACATCCGTTGGTCTGGGTGTTGATTTAGCTGTTGTTCCACGTTTAGATTTAACTTTTCTAATGGCATCACTTAAACTTGCAGCAGCTTGATGTCCACCTGAGCCTGTTATTTTATTCTGTAATGAGTTATATAGTGTTGGACTGTGAGCAAAGAGACTAGCATCATATGCTTGTGGTTGCATAGCAGCACCAAGACTTCCTACTGCTGTTGTTCCTGCAATTGCCGTTGCAGTACCACCTTGAACTGCATATGAAGCAGCTTGTTGGTATATATCGGGAGATCCCATTGGTCCTAGATTACTAAAAGACTGAAAAGCCTCAGTGCCACTTGCATATGCACCAAGTCCTGCACTAAAGCCTCCAATTAAAGCAGACCTTCCAGCTCCTTCAAAAAATCCTCTCCCTGTAAAGCTATTAACCGCACCATTAGCAACTACACCAATACCTGCACCAATGGCTGCTGCACCTCCAATAGCTATTGCTGAAGCCATCATGGTTGTTGATGCTGCAATTGCTGCTGTACCTGCTGCTGCCGTAAAGCCAGTTCCCAGCAAACCACCAGCTAAAGCAAGACCTCCTGTTACTGGACACATATTATACTAACCTATGTTCAATCCAGATGGACCTGCTGTCGTTGTGAACCCTGCCTTACCTGTTGACTTCCTAGTTACCTTGGCTTTAGCCTTAGCAGCAGGGGTCTTCTTCGATCCAATCATCTTAGCTGTAGCAGCAGGAGGACTTGGAGGAGGAGGAGGGGGCGGAGGTGGAGGTGGCGGAGGCGGTGCTCCACCACACATTAATACACTAAGTAATTGTAACACTATTTTTATCTCCCTTTAGATCTTGTTCTCTCATTTCATCTTGTTTATCTTGAAGCCAACGAACAACTTGTTGTTGACCTATTAGTTTACAGAGTTCAGGCTCACTAACTAACACTGAAGGTAGCCTATCTGGAAACATTTCATGCAACTGTTTTAGTAGTCCATCAGTTATAACTATACCATTAAAATCTTCTGTGTTTTGGTAACGAATCATAATACTACTCCTAAAGACCCTAAATAAAATTATTCCAATCAGTTATTTTACTGGACATGCACCTGTTGCACACTCATCATCTTCTAGTTCATGAATCCCTACCGCCTTCTCCCAATCCACCTTGGAAAGCTGTGCAGAATACTCTTCATAGACTTCTTTACAGACAACTTGCTGAGGGAGGTATTCATATCCTGCCTTTTCTGCATCAGACATACGGGGAAGAAAGCTAACCCCAACATAAGAAGACCAGTTAGACTTGAGCCAATCAATAATATCTGGGACTTCATCTTCTTTATAAGAAACCGTAATCGAGCAGTTCTGCTCAACGTAAGTATCCATGAGAAATTTGTACCTAGCCAATTGCTCAATCGCTCCTTCAGTATTGACATAACGATCCTTTTCTTTTGAGTTAGTATCTTGACTAAACCTAATGTCATCCCATACTACAGGGAATGTAACTATAACATTATGCTCATCCACAGGATTAGGCATCACCCTATACCCTGCTTCCCTTAGCTTTGAAACCATAGGGTCACTGACACTAAAGTTAACATTGTTAAAGATGTATTTTCCTTGAGGCTTATGACAACCCTCAGTAGTATCCATGATCTTACTTAGAGTACCACTAGGTTTAATGGTTGTCACATTCTTAGGTCTTTGAGTACCTAACTCATCTGCCATAGAGTATGCACCATGCACAGCTATATTCTTAAACTGCTTGTAGTCATACTCTGATAGGTCAGGTCTCCTAGCTATGCCTGTTAATCCTACACCACATAGTCTAAGGTACTCATTATTCTCATGCCATGAGGACTGCAGGATACCATCCTTTAGGTTGACTAAGGTTTGTCTATAGTTAGCCCTAGCTATGAGGTATAAAGCTCTGCTAAGTCCATCACTATCTTCTTTAAACTTACCTACGTCTACCTCAGATAGATTACAAAAGCTCTTGTTACCTAGGAGTATCTCTGCACAAGGGTTAACACCTGAGAACCACGGTGCTCTACGTCTTGCTTCAACTCCATTGATAACTCCAGGTTCTGATCCACCTGACTCCTTGATGATGGTAAAGAACTCTTCAAGCTCCTTCTTTTCAGGCTCTCTCCAGAATACTACAGAGTTATTAGACTGACTCCTGTGAGGTGTCTCAGCTAGGTTGTCTTTAGCTCTAGCAAATTGTTCCCACTCTGGATTGTCATAGTACATGAGTCCTATCTGTGCAGACCTACGGCTACTGAGCACAGTCCCTAGCCAGTTCATGATGTCTAGAATGTCCATCCTACTAAGCAACTGCCCTGCTTTCTTGTTAAGAATCTGGACAATAGCTTGGTAAGCTTTAGCTATGGGCTGATCACCTGAGCTTATCCAACCGTATCCAGACAGTCGAAGCCCTGTTGGTCTGAGGTTTGATAGATCGAGTACGAACTTTGTAGCTTTCCCTTTGAAAGCCAGAAGCTTACCGATACTTTTCGCCCAAGCCTCAGCGGAGTCTCCAACAGTAACTGTCCAAGTCCCTGTATCTGCATCAAAGGACTCTCTGTTTCCTTCTCTTCCTCCTTTATCAGTACGCTTTGAATATTTAACTTCAACTTCTTTGATTGGCTGTGTGAAGCCCGACAAAGACCCGACAACTGGAGTAAATCCGACTCCACATCCTTGTAACAAGAGCCACAAACTGTCAACGATATCATTTATAGTCTCCACTTTTAGGTGAGCACAATTAAATTGACTAGCTTCTCTAGTCTTGGCGATGTCAGTACCGCCTAACCACAATGTTCTACCACTAACTAATACTTTCCTACTGATCATTAGTTCTCTTAACTCTACAAGCTCAACCATATCTGATTGTCCTGCCCTATCCCAGAGCCAAGCTTGATGCTGTATTACCCTGTCTACTGTTTGCTCCCACGTTTCAAACACTTCACCCTTCTCATCTAATGGTCTACTGTAGGTACGTCTGGTAATAATCTCAGCTCTAACTGATGTCATACACACTCCTCTAGGACAGGTGGTTTATAATGTTTACCCTTAAGTACCTTGCCAGATTCATCTTTAGTAAAAGGAAACTTACTCATGTTAGATTGATGAACAAAGTCATAGGCTTTATCAAAGTCTAACCCAAAGGAAACTGCTGTCCCTTTAATAACATAGACAACATCACACATCTCTTTAAGGAAATCTTGCATAGCTGTGTGTCGTTCATGTTCATCTAAGTTCCCTTCTAAATCTAGACCTGCATCAGCAAGCTCTCGAACTTCCTCAAAGATGAGGCGCATCCTTAACTCAAGTATCTCTTTGCTGAATGGTTGGTCTATTGCTAGTTCCATTTTCTTATGGAACTCTT